TTTTAGCAGTTTTAGCAGCTCTTCGGAAGTTAGCAGCAGAAGGTGATCCTTTGCTGCCAGGTTTCCGCATCTTCTCGCCGGAGCCCTCGGCGATTCTTTTACGTTTGGCGTGGATGTTAGCGTAGAGACCTTGCTTAGCCATCAGCGCTTCTTCCCGCCACCGCCTTTGTGTCCTTTTTTACCGCAAGCCATGATTAAAATACTCCAGGAATGATTTGGCCGGTCAATGCATAAGCGCCAATAGCAGCCACGAAGCCAAGCATAGCAAGGCGACCGTTGAGCAGTTCAGCACGTTCGTTATGTGGTACACCGTAGGGATGGTCAGTCATAATAATAGGTGGTTCTTTTGCAAAAAGGTTATCAGTAGTCAAGGTTAGATCTCTCAAGTTTAGCGTAGACATCCTGACGATACGCAGGATCTGTGTCGTACCGTGGGTCAGCCATAGCACGAACAACTTCGGCTTGGCTACGGAAGACATCTTTCTGAGTTGATGCAGGCTTACCAGTCAATAGCTCACCTTCAATACCATTGGCATCTTGGTAGCGATTAAACAAAGCTTGAACAGCAAAGGACATGGCGTTCTTATCACCGTTATCCATCACTGCATCATACATCTCAATCTCTTGTTGGGATAGATTCTCTCCTGCCCAACGCATCATATCACCGTAGCTATCATCGCCACCAGCAATACCACGGAGATCAGAAAGGTCAGACTCAGTAATCTCTACAGGTTCAACAGAGTTCTTCTCAACACCTGCTCGGTACTCAAGGTACATCTTAGCAAGATCAGCAGGTGCCATCTCTTGGATAGTCTTGAGAGTTTCTTCGGAGAACTTACCGTTGACTCCTTCTTCCCAAAGAGTTTCGAGGACACTTACTTGAGTAGGTTCTTCATCAACCTCTTCATCTACTTCTTGTTGTGGTTCTTCAGTTTTTTCTTCAGTTGTATCTCGTGAACTAAACTTTTTTTGAAGTTCAATATAAGCCTGTTCTAGTTCTTCTGCATCTCGGAACTTACCAGCCAGCAACTCTTCCTGAGCAGACATTGCCTGTTCGCCAATAGCTAGGGACTCTTGCTCTTCAGCAGTCAGTTCACCTTCAGGAGCTTCGTTAGGATTGTACGTCAGAGTTGTCATTAGAAGTGGCGTGGATTACTTTAAGATTACCGAGACCAACAGTCTCTACATAGTTTGTAGAACGACCCAGAGTTGGCTTACCAATCTTAGCTTTGGGAGCATACTTATTGACTGGTGTAAACTCTGGTGTCGTTGGGGTTTCAGCTTTACTGCGCTGGCGGCGCTTCGGAGCTTGCTTGTTGTCCATTGAGTTGTGGGTTTTTGGATGGGTCATTAATAGGTGCGGAAGCTAGTTGACCAGCTTGCTTAGCCAGCTCCATCTGTTGCTGTTGTTGCATCGCTGCTGCCTCTTGCTGTTGCACCTCTTGCATAGTCTTAACAAGGTTCAGGACATCAATACCTTGTGCAGCTGCAAGTCGTTTGATTACTTCCTCAGGATTAACATAGGTCTGAATAGCTTCAGGACCCATGGTCTGAGAGATAGTAAGGAGGAAAGCACTGAGGCTTTCACGGTCTTGTCCACGACCAAGTGCATTGATACCAGCCACAATGGTTGGCCTGACAATACCTTTGGGAATACGTGGGATGTCTCCAGTCTTTTGGTAGACGGAGAGCTTTCTATTCAAGTAAGGAACAAGGAAGTCAACAGTAAGCATACTAAATAGACCACCAAGTTGTTGCTCAAGTTCAAGTTGAGTCATCCTGACTTCTTCAGCAGTCGTACGCTCACTGTCTCGTACATTCATAATAAGGAATGCATCAGACAAACGTCGTTCAAGCTGGGCTGACATCTCGTAGGCTGTCCTGAAGTCAGCAGTTTTACCAACCTGTACAACACCAATGTCATCAGGTCGTCCTTGGACAATCGCACCGTTGCCTGCAGCAGCCAGCGTGGAGGGTTTGGTAGTGCTTGAGGGTGATACCATGAACACTACTTTAGCAGCTGCTGCTGAGCCTTCTACAAGTGCCTGAGTGAGTGCTTCCAGGGATCGTAGATCACCCAGAAACTCTTCAACTCTACCTCGTCCATACATTTCACCATCAACTGAATTGAACCGAAGTGCAATCCAAGGTGTGGTTTCAACAGGTGACTTACCAAATGACTTGGGTAGCTTCTTACCATAAACCTCTTGGTACCAAACGTAACGATTGTTCTCACGTTTGACGTGTGTGTAGATGTCTACTTCATCACGTTGATTATCAGCATAATCATTACCAGCAGGCTTTACATCCTTATCTTCTTGGGGAAGTTGATCTTCAATGAGTTCTTTTGATACTCGTTCTTTGGTAACAATTTCAATTACATTGCCGTCACCATCACGGTCTACAACGTAGCGATTCAACGGGTACAACCGAAGACCTTCTTTACCCATGTAGATCAAAGCATTACCACCAACAATCAAATGCTTGAGTGCTTGGTGAACAACGACACGATCATCACTGGCAGCAATAGCTTCCATGATGGTTCGTTCAATCTTTGCAAATGCTAGATCAAGTTCTGATTTAATGTTTGGATCGTACTGACCAAGCATACCTTCATCCACTTGTAGCTTGAAGAAGCTAGTCTGTGGAGGAAGCAATGCAAGCATCAGTTTAGATGCCAGAGTAACTACACCTTTAGCTCCAACACTTTGCCAAGGAGATGGTAGAGGTTGTGCTTGTTTGGTGAAGTCATCATCATCACGAATCAGATAAGGTAGAGTCAGGTCGGATGCACGACGTGCTACGTTGAGATATTGGTTGCGGTCTCCAGTAAGGAAATCATACCTTTGTTTAGCGGACATTAGATGTTAACACCTCCTCCGGAAAGACCTGCTATTGCAGGAGCGAATGCACCAATACCCATAGGACTACCACCAGTGGTACCACCACGAAGGTAGCTGCTACGACCACGTGGACGACGTGAAGCAAGAGCTGCACGGATAGCATCAATGTTATAGTTACGACCAGCACCATAAAGACGTGGTGAACCAGTAGATGCAATACTATCTAGAAGAGCACTATACATGTCAGCTTGGTTCTGTTGATAACCAGACATGGCATCAGTAAAACCTGCCATCATCTCATCCAACAATGATACCAAAGGATCAGGAGCGTATGAATCAATGCCACCGAGGGCATCCATAGCTGTCATATCGGTAGGAGCTTCAGTCTCAGCAGGAGCTGTAGCTGCTGGCTGTCCTACATCAGGAGCAGCAGCAATTGGTGCTTGACGTTGACCAGCTAGCTGATCTTTGGTGGTAAGGATCGGTTGTCCTGTTTTTGTTACACCAGTAAGGCGTTGACCAGGTTGCAACCCAACACTACCACTTGCCAAAGTTTTTTGAATCTGAGAACGTGGGTCAAGTACAGAAGGGATACCTGAACCTGTCATACCACCATTCATATCTTGCCGTTGAGTGTCAAAGACATTAGCTAAAAGCCTTTCTTCAGGTGTGGCAAGTTGACCTTTTTGAACGCGTCGTTCAAGACTCCCTTGAATACCAAGACCCATTTTTTGGGCAGTCTTCAAAAGTCGATCTTGCTTTACGCCTGTATCCTTAAGGATTTGCATAGCCTCTTGACCTGAAAGAGACTTACCTGCACCTTTCAAAGCTTGACGAAGAGGATTCTGTGTCTTTTGTTGTGTCTTCGTACCACCTCCACTAGTCATAGTGGTAGCTGCTGTTGAACCAAGACCTAGCTGTGCTCGAAGGTTGGTCGGATCTTTAATTGGACCACCTTGAGTGTAAGCAGTCAGACCGTTACCAATGTCAGTACCATAGATGTTACGGCTTGCCATTTCGGCAGGAGTAAATCTAATGTTAGGCGTTTGAGTACCAGGTGTTACCTGAAAAGATTTAGGGATAATTTGCATCTCAGTTGCCGGAGTTTTCTGAGCTGCTGCCCGTGCATCCCGCCGCCTTTGTTGAGCTTTACTTACTTTCTTTTTAGCCATCGTTTTCTAGTCGTTGTTGAATCCACTCTACAACTGAACGTTGACCGGAGCGGTACATAATTAATGAGTGTGAATCATTAGGTGTGGGTGTAACAGGTGGAAAGTTATCCTCCAGTTCTTGGAGGACAGTTCGTAGCTGGAGACCATGGGTCTCAAGCATGTTTAGCGAGATAGGAGATTGCATTATCTAGTGTGGATGGGTTTTCTTTGAACATACCTATTCCTACATTACATGTATGGCAGAGTAATCCTCTGGGATGACCAGTTTTGTGATTATGATCTACAACAAAGTCATACTTTCTGTGCCCAGGGTTTTCACTGCCACAAACTGCACATCCCATATCCTGCATCAATAAATTATGGAAGTAAATACTATCAGTCCATTGATAAGCTAGGCGTAAATGCTTCTCTCGCCTTGTTTCATTTTTATGTTTTCCAGAACCTTTACGCATACTGTGGCAAGTTAGTGTTGGAATGCTCAAAGAACGCAGGCATCCGAGCACGTTTGGTGCTAGAAAGTTCAGGTGCCTTACCTTGATACATGAGGTTGTCACTAGCATCTAGCCAAAAATTTTTTCTCAGATATTTTTGGTCAGTGTTATTACTTAGTGGTTGCATCACCCAGTTGATAGTTGCCTTACGCAGTTTATCAAGAGAAGGAGAGATATCAAGCCCCAACT